AGTTTGATTTTGTTGAGTGCGGACAATGCTTGCGAACGGTACAACTCACCTTCCGCAACATGATATGTTCTAGTTCTGCTAATTTGATTGAGCGCCTCAACCGCGATGCGGAGGTGCTCGCGGAGAGAATCATTTTCTTGTTCAGCCTTTACAACTCTTTGGTGCGTCACCCAGTTTTCATCTAATTGTTTTACCAACTCTTCATTTTCTTTCTGAAGCGCGGCGTAGGCATCGTCAACACGACCAGTTGCTTTAATGTTTATTGTTGTGTCTGTAGTTGTAACATTCATACAAGAAGGGCACATCGAGTGATGGCTAGACCAGCCATGCAAATAACAATTATACATCTTTCACCAACTTTTCCACAAGCCCCTGCACTTCGGCTTGCGTTTCGTCAGCTAATTCCGCATTTCGCCCAAAGGCTGTGTATGCCCCATCCATAAATTCTTGTGAATCACTAGCAATAGTTTTATTCTTGTCATTTGAAATTTGTGTCAACGCCTCACTCTGCTTTTCGATGATTTGCAGGAGTAGGTCTATCTCGGCGGCGCGGGAGTCAAAACCATCAACAAATGCTCCGATTGCGTCTTCATCGCCGCATGGGTTAATATTATCTCTTCTCTCACTCGCCCTTTTCTGCCAGTCGCGGAGGTTAGTCATAATTCACCGTGCTTGGATTTGATTTGGGAGATAATTAGTCTTAAATCATTTTCTGCCTCGACAACATATCCTCTGTGCAATCCATTTATTGCCTCCCTCATTTGACCTACTGCGAGTGAAATACACTCCCGCAACTGCGCATTCTCTGCGAGAAGTTTGTCGTAGGCTGAGTATTTGATGACGTGTAGATATTCTGAACCTTCAGCGTAACCAGTTTGAATATCATGACTAGCATTTCCGTTCGGGTAATATATTGTATTTATCCAAAACTCCCTCGGCCTATCCTCGCTCATGTCTCATATCCTTACCCAACAAAATTAAAGTATTAAAAAAAATTATCCGATAACCATTACAATCAGTGACGCTGGTTGAAATTCAAAAGTCCGAGCCCATCGTTAGACTTTCACCAAGGTCAACGTGTCATATCCTACAACGTGCGGTGGGCTCGGGCCTCCTTAAGTAGCACCTCGATATTACTTGCTCAACGTCTTAATGTCTTTTTTTAACTTTTGAATTAATTTCTTATCTGGCTTGATTGCCTGATGCTTTATCTCAGGTTTTTGATAAACCTCAATAGGAATAGGACCCACAATCTGTGTCTTTAACTTTATCTCTCGCGGGTAAGACCGATCTCTTAAATCAATCTGAGACTTTCTAAGCTTCGCCATGTGTTCCTGCGCTTCTTCATTATCCTTAGAAAGTTCTGAGACTTTCTCCTCTACTTTTCCCATTCTATCAACTGCATTTAAAACTTGCTGATCCGTTAGCTCAAGGCTCTTTTCAATATCTTTAATCTCTCCCTCTAAAAAACCCACCTGCTTTATAAGTTTAGCATAGTCGGTGTCCTCGGCTTTCGTATGCTTATAAATCCCATAGCCTACAAATATAACCGCGCAAATAAAAAAAACTGTAACATCCATTCCTAACCCTCCTCGCTTCATGTTAACCTCTCGTCAATGTAAATTTTCTTTCTTACTTATATCTCGATGCAACCAAACACTTAATCTAACTGTACCTTCTTTTTCTGCTCTTAATTCTTCGTTCCAAATGGGACTACAAATACAATCTTTCTGCGGCTCATGCAGTACAACATCTTCGCGTGGAATGACGTGAACATCCCCATCAATCTCTACTGCGTAGTACTCGTCCAACTGCACTATCCTAAAAATATTTATTTGACTGCTCATTTTCTGCAAATATACCCTACCTTCAAGTCAGCAACTAAAACAAAGGAAATTTTTCATGATCGAAATTAGACGCATACGAGAATATGTTATTCAAGGCAAGACAAGAAAAGCTGACAAACCTTTTGAACCTGCACTTTTTGTTGATAGCCTTAATAATCTCTTCGACAAAAATCTACCTGAAATTATTGAAAAGATTCCAGAAAACGAAAGGTACAATTGCTACTACACTCTTGGCCATGCTCCTGATATTTCTGATACTAAATCTAGAAAGTGGAGCCATCAGGATGTAATTCCATTTGATATTGACAATTGCGAATATATAGATGAAAAACCAAACGCAGCATATTTAGACGCAATTGCAGAAGCGCTAAATGTAGACATAAAAAAATGTGTCGTTATCGCAACTGGAAATGGTCTCCAGGTTTTAGTAAAACCTAAGTTCATAATTAACGACTCTAAATTTTTTGAACTGAACCAAAAACATTATAGTGCGCTATGCCTCCGAGTTGCTGACTGCCTCAAGGCTAGATCACTAAAGGGAGAGCCGGATGCCAGTGCGTTTCAACCTAACCGCCTCTTTCGGCTCCCCCTTACTCTTAACGTAAAACCCAAAAAACCAAAGCGCACCGCTACAATCATATCTGGAAACCTAGAGCCTATAGAGTTTGATCTTGCCAAAGCATCGGGGCTTCCAGTGGTAACTGACTCTGATTGTATTTCTGAAAAGGAACTTTCTTACTTCAAGATCGACACCGCTGCCGTTGAATCGGGCTGCGACTTTTTGAAATATGCAAAGGACAACCAAAAAACTATCTCTGAACCGCAGTGGTATGCTTTACTTAGTATTGTGGGACGTTTATCGAATGGTTCAGAGAAAGCACATCTCTACTCTAAGGGACACCCCAATTATACGGCACATGATACGGACCTTAAGTTAAAACAATCTTTAGAATCTAGCGGGCCTAGGACCTGTGAGAATATTAATACTTTATGGGGTAAGTGTAAGGAATGCCCTAACTATAAGCGCGTAACGTCTCCTGTGTCAATAAAAAGCGAAAATTTTATTGCAACAGAAGATACAGGCTTCCACGCCTTAAATCCAAAGACAGGTAAAGTTGTGCCGCAGTACAGCGATCTACAAAAGTACTATGCAAGGTCTAATCCTTATGTTAATTTTTATAGATCCCACTACATTTATACCGGTAAATACTTCGTTGAAAAGCATGATGAAACCATTCCTGCGTTTGCACAGGATAACTTTCGCCCGTCCTGCGACAACAATAAGGCCAGTGAGTTTTCAGGTTTAATCAAGCGCACCAACATTGTCGACCACGACTTTTTTTCAATTTCCACTCGCCGAAAAATTAACCTCCTAAATGGCGTGCTAAATATTGAAACCATGCTACTAGAACCGCATAGCCCCCACATGGGTTTTAAATACTGCCTCCCATTTAACTACGACCCAATCGCCGATGCGCCATTGTTTAAGAAATTATTAAATGATGTCACCTGCAATGACGAAAACCTCCAAAAAATACTCCTCGAATTCATGGGCTTTGCCATTAGCGGAGATGACACCCCAGCCGATAAATTCCTCCTGCTCTCAGGCGAAGGTGCCAATGGAAAATCAACCTTCCTAAAAATACTCCGCGCCCTCGGTGGCGATGGTGTACGAAATATGACCGAAGCTAACATCATGAACCAATTCGACTCAGTAGCACTCGATGGCGCAAATTTCGTGATCCTAGAAGAAGTACCCAGCCATATCGATGCGGTGCTGTGGGAACGCCTCAAAGGACTAGTCACAGGCGGCACAGTACGAGCCTCCAAAAAAGGTAAAGACGCCTATGAGTTCGACTGCCGAGCTAAATTCATAGTTAGCGCCAATGCCCTACCAAAAGGCGCTACCCCCTCCCATGGCCTCTATAGACGCTTCCTGATCGTCCCATTTAACGCTACCTTCGACCCGTCCCTGCCAGGCTTCGATCGCAATATAGCCTCTAAAATCATCGCAAATGAGCTGCCAGGGGTTCTAAACCTGGCCCTCGATGCCTACACAAACCTAAAAGCCAATGACTTCAACTACACCCACTCAGAAAAAGTCGACCAAGCTCTACGTGACTACATCATCGAATCAGATAACGTAGCCACTTGGGCCGAAGAATCGGTGGACTACTCACCAACAGCTAAGACTACAACAAAAGAATTCTATACCTCCTATGTGTCCTTCACAGAAGCAAATGGCGAACGACCAGTGTCGGCAAAAGCTCTCACCCAACGCCTAAGAGCTTGGTGCAAAAGAAAAGGAATTGACGCGGAGTATAGTCGAGACAAAAACTCACGCATATTTTTAGGCGTTTTGCTTAAAAAACAGGCAGATTTCTAAAGGTGACACATCTTTAGAGGTGACTGATCTGTCATCGGTTTTTTAAAAGGTGAAAAAATTGTGCGAGGTGGCATTTGCTGCGGTGTGATGCGAATTTCGCTGTGACGCGGGTTGTATATGTCCCTCAATCGGTCATCTGTCACCGATCGGTCACCGTATAACTATCTGAAAATATTGATCTAGTGACAGATATGACAGATATGACATATATATTATATTATAGTATATGTATATTATATTGCGTATGTAGGTGTGTACACGTGCAATCACCACAATATCTATTATACTATAGCGCGAGTTAAAAACAATGTGTCACATGTCACATCAGTCACCCGCCTAAAAAATAGGCAAAATTTCGTTAAAAATGACGCAGCGCTTTTTTGGCGTATTTTTTGGCTATAATTTCGCGCATTTTTTTGATCGAAATTTTGGTGAAAAATTGGTTGCCGACCTTGTATAAATTTGGCGAAAGGATGCGCTGCATTTCTTTTGTGCTACAATAGTTCATCAGGCCTTGGCTTGCGACTACGTGGTACCATAGCAACTCTATGGAGGGAATTGCTAGGTTCCACTGGTCGACCTTAGGCACACTCATTTAACGATGCCTAGGGCTTTGTCTAGGACTTTTGAGATACGTGCAATGGCGGCCCTTATAACAACAATATCGGGCTCCTGCCCTAGCTCAACGTCTATCAAAATGCTTGTAAGATCCCTTTGAGACTTTTGTAAGGCTTCGACCATATCTGGCGCACTGGCAACCAAGGTGGCGTTAGCTTTGCACTCGCCAATATCAAACCAAGTGTTGTCAAAATCGGCCAACTCATAAAGGCCACCCTTTTCCAGGTCGACAAAAACCATGGTGTCTAACTTGGTGAACCATGGTCCAGGTGTATGTTTAGTCATGGCTGCCCCCCAATATATTCTTTTATGGCTTTATACGTAAATTTGATGTTTAGTTTTTTACAGGTTTTTTTAAATGCAGTGGACTCTTTGTTGTAGGCCCCTTTTTTGATGGCGGCTTCCATTCTAGAATATACTTCATCAAATTTGTCTACTTTCCAAGCATACTCTTCTGGTCTTGTTTCTACAGCATGGCGTAGCTGGAATTTGTACTCTGAAAGAAACTTTTCTAAGTTAGTCATGTTTTCCCTTTCTCTATAGGCCTTTACTTTTTGCAGTAATATTTCTCTAGGTGTCATTAGTATAACCCTTCCTCAAATTCGATTGCGCTATTAAGCTGCGTTAGTAGTGTTTTCATTTCTAGTCGTGTTCCAAAGAATACGACTTTTTTTGTTTTCTTGCAGATTATTGACCATCTATTTTTGCGCTTAACTAGTTTGAAACTTAGCATTTTGTAGCCTTATCTTCTGAAAGAATTTGGTCAAGTTCTGGTTGCAAGATTGGGTTTAAGTAATATTTTTCCATTACGTCTAGGTAAGGAATAAATTCAGGTTTACCTAAATTGGATAACTTATAGTAGCACCGCAAGTATTCGACTCTAGTCATTGCTTTATTCTTTTCATACTCTGCATTTTCTAATCTCTCTAAGTGGCCGGGAGTAAATAAGCAGCCACGCACTTGCTTTAAATCATTGTCGATAACTAACAGAGAGCAACCATCATTATTGTCACCATGGCTTGGTAGAATTTGTCCATTTTTGCTGATTAGGTATTGATTTTCATTGTGAACCATTGAGATTGTATCCGAAAGGCTAACGCCATAAGTGGCTTTTACTGCCGTCTCAATTTCTCTACTGTCAGAGCAACAGTAGTTTGACCATTCATTGCCGTGCTTTAGTTTGTTGGCTTCAAGTAACTTTGCGAGTCTAGTTAAATTTGTTGGTGGGTTTATACCGTTGCACCACTGATGATGAAAAGCTCCTAGTGCTTTGTAAGCATTATCCTTTTTACTAACGATATAAATTTGATGGCGCTGGCCCATTTTTTCCTCGATTCTAGTCTGTTTTTAGACTTTTTGTGTGCGTAATTGCACAAGTTAACCCACGACTTGAGTCATGGGCTAAGTGTGAAATTATCTTTTTTGTGCGGCTATCGCTAAACCATTATTTATGTTGTGTGCCGCTAACGCTCTATTTTGTTCAAATAAGCGCTCAAAATATTGTGTAGGGACATCACAATAGGTGGCTAGTTTTCTTTGCGCGAAGGGATTCATATTTAGAAAAGTGTTTTCATTGCCTTTGCGATAGCCTAACCTACCGTCATTGAGCATAGCCATGTTATTAACTGGCACAACCACGTCAATTTTGTTGTCGTCAATATACTTTAATTTTTGCAGCATGTTTTCTGCTTTATTGTTGAGCGCTATTGCTGAACGCTATTGCTGAACGCTCTAAGTTAGTTAGCATTTTTTTACTCCTGTTAGACGTGCATAATTGCACTAGCAAAGCTCCGAATATGGCAGAGCTTTAAAGTGCAATTATTTAGTAGGATTTTCTTGTGGCGTGCAGTATTTCTGCGGCAAGTATAATGCCGATAGGTAAGGCGAGCATGACTGTAACATATTCCATTTAATACCTCTCAATCGGTAGCGTTTTTGCTACCGGCACAAAATACACTTTTTTAATATATAGTCAACAAAAAAGCGCTAAATGATACCCCCGCAGCTCCGCATCATATAATCTTTTAAAGTCAACCAAAACAGTGCGAGCGGAAAACATTACACACTGGCGCACCGATTCGCGCGACCTGAATCTTTTACACTCGAGACTATAGTTTTTACACGCTTGGAGATGACGAATATTTTACAATCGGCCGTGTAGTTTCTTCACCGATTCTGCGCAGCTTTTATACTGTAATTCTTACATGCACCGCTTCGGTGGGTAATTATTACAATTAGGCCGGCCATGTAATAAATACACAGCAGCACAGCATCTTTTACACATGTAATTTTTACCGGAGCGCATATAAGTTCTATATGTGTAATGGTTTCAATGATCCTGTAGATTCTATACGTGTAACTTTTACAATGAAGCGTGTAGAGATTATCTATGTAAAACTTTTAGACCCCGGGGGTGGGGGCATGGAGCGATTTAAAATTTATAGTCCCCGCGCCCCCGAAAAAAATGCCAAAAAATTTGGGGTTGGCACCGCTGCAAAACGCTGGTTTACTTAGGGAATGATTGGAAGAAGTGGAGTTATAGCTGGCGGAAAGTCTGTGAGTAACGATCTCAAATCGAATGAGATCGCTATAAAGGAATTTAACAATCCGAGATCAGTTGCATATATGGTACCAAAGGCCATTAAAGCGCTTATAGAGGAGTTAGATCCATGGATGTTGGGGTGTTCTGAGCGGGAGCTTAGGACGAAGTTAAAGCCTGACGAGTTGGATGAGACTTTGCGGTTGGCATTTTGGGATGAGTATACGGTGGCGGTGGATGCGAAGAGGCCGATGAATATGACGAATGTTTATATACGGCTTTGTTCGAAGGAGATGTTTTACAAGAAGTTTATTACGGTGCCGTTGAGGCTTGCGTATATGTTGAGGCCTCCGATGGATTACACGTATAAGATGCGTGATCTTTTGGAGATAGGTCATCGTCGGATGCGGGAGGTTTTGGAGTTACCAATTTTGAATAAGCAGGGGAATCCTGATGCGAAGTTGATTGCGGAGATGGTTAAGATTGTGGCGTTGGTGGAGAACAGGGTGCGTGGGGCGGTGGTGCAGAAGGTTCAGATGGAGCAGAAGAGTTTGAATATAAATGTGGATGCTCCGAAGGATTATTTTGAGATTTCTGATGAGCTTGAGAAGATTGAAAAGGAGATAAAGCTAATGGAGGCTGGTGATGGGGGATTCGGAAGCGCTGAAGAAAAAGCGCTTATTGAAGCAGAGGAAGTTAGAGTTATTGAAGGAACGCGAGCAGATGAAGATGGATCTTCCGCATCTGTACGGGCCGAAGTTTTACCAGTGGCAGAAGGATTATTTCGAGTCGAAGAATAGGGTAAATTTAATATGCAGTGCCAACCAGATCGGTAAGTCGAGCGCTGCAATTCGCCGAACGATTGCAAATTGTACTGATCCGAAGCGGTGGGAGGAGATATACGAATCAACTCCTCGACAGTTTTGGTATTTGTATCCGGACATTGCGACACTTCGTAGGGAGTGGAGTTCGAAGTGGGTTGCGGAGTATATGCCTCGGGGGAAGATGAAGAGTCATCCGCAGTATGGGTGGAAGGCTGTGATGGAGCGAGAGGCTCCGACAGTGGTGCATTTTAATTCTGGGATTGATTTATATTTCTTAACATACACTAAGGATTTGTCGTCGATTCAGGCCTCAACGGTGCATGAGATTACATCGGACGAGGAGCTTCCGGTTAATTTTTATGACGAGTTGATATTACGTTTGGCGGTGACGAACGGGGTATTCAACATGGTGTGTACTCCTACGCTTAATCAGCCATTTTGGAAGAGGGCGATGGAGTCGAGCGATGTTTTGCCGAATGCGTTTAAGCGGCAGGTGTCGATGTATGATTGTCTGACTTATTTTGATGGTAGTCCGAGCAAGGTTTTTACGGTTGAGAAGATTAAGAATGTTGAGGAGAAGTGTCGGAGTGAGGCGGAGAGGCAGCGTAGGGTTTGGGGAAAGTTTATAACTGAGGAGGGTCGGGAGTATTTTGCGTATGATCCTGAGAGGAATCGATGTCAGCGGGCTGGGACGAACGGATGGCATGTGCATGTGGGTGTGGATTATGGCAGTGGTGGTACTGACGGGCATCCTTCGGCGATAGTGTTTGTTAAGGTTAGGCCGGACTACAAAAAGGGTGTTGTGCACAAGGCTTGGCGTGGGGATGGGGTTAAGACTACGTGTGGGGATTTGTTCAATAAATATGTGGATATGTTGGGTAATGATCTTCCTGTGCGTAGGGTTTATGACTTTGCGGCGGCGGATTTCCATGCGATTGCGGAGCGGAATGGGGAGACATTTCAGAGGGCGAATAAGTCTAAATCTTTAGGTAGAGAGGTGCTTAACACTTTATTTAAGTTTGGGATGTTAGATATATACGAGGGAGATATTGAGCTTGATAAGTTATCGGGGGAGCTTTTAACGGTTATGACCGATTCCAAGGCTAATGTCAACGATTTATCTGATGCTCTTAGGTACTGTGTGGTTGACATTCCGTGGGATTTTGAAAGCATAAGGGATAACAACGAAGACCCAGACAAAAAGATGGCTCCAGTGAAGCTTACGCCAGAGCAACTTATGGCGGAGCAAGTAAGTTTGAGAAGGGGCGAGGGTTCTTTGTATTTTAAGGACGAAGAGCTAGTTCAGGGTGGGGATTTAAGTGAAGAGTTCGACTACTGGAACGAAGAGTACGGCGGGTAGACCCAAGAAAAATGTCTTGTCTGCGGAAGATATATGTAAAATAATTGCAGAATGTAGATCGGCAAATGTATCCGAAATTAAGTTTGAGGGAATACATATTGTTTTTAATTCTCCACGAAATGAGATTTTGGAGCCCAGGCAGGGGTTGGATCAAGCAGGAATAAAACCCATTGAAATTATAGAGAATGAAGAGGCAAAGCTTATGAATGAGCAGGCTCTTTTAGACGCTACCGATGCACAGATTTTAATTGATGACCCACTTGAATTTGAGCGGCTTAATACTAGAACCGATTTAGAGCGTAATCGGGTGCTAGGTATATGATTAAGCATTCGATTGATGAATTGAACAAGATGTATGATGAGGCGAATAGTTGCGATGAGGAGCTATTTGCGGAGATGCGGTCCAATATTTTACTGGTGAGTGGGCAGCATTTTTCGAAGAAGAGTACGCAATTTTTATCTAATATTAGGAATTCTGCTCGAATATCTCAGGAGCAGAAGCTTCGTTTGACTAAGAATCATATTCATAAAGTTACGAGGCATTACATTAATGCGATTACTAGTAAAGTTCCTGGTGTTTCTATTGTTCCGCAGAATGATATTGAGATGCAGGACCGTAAGGCGGCAGCGCTTAATCAGGCTGTTTGGCAGGATGCTAAGACTAGATATAAGCTTGACGATAAAATGCGTGAATGGGCGGCAAACTTTGTGGAAATTGGTGAAGTTTGTGCGTACATCTATTTTGAGCCGCATGACGGTAAAGTTATTGGTTATGAAGAGCAGTTAGATCCTATGACTGGTATGCCAGTGTTGGATGAGAAGGGGCAACTAGTACCTGATGAGACGAAGCCTATTTTTGAGGGTGGGTTTCGATTTAAGACTATTCATGGGTTTAATTTATTAAGAAGTCCTGCTGCATACAGTATGCAGCACAGTGAGCATCATATAATCAGAGAAATGGTTAAAAAGCAAGAGTTGGTTAAGATTTATTCAGAAGATCACGATAAGCTTAAAATAATTGGTGAGGGTGATACTGAGGATTTCGTAGTTTTTGACTCTGCCAAAAAGGGATATGGAACAACAAAGGATCAAGTTTTACTCAGGTACCACTTTTTTAGGCCCTGCCGGTTGTATCCGCAGGGATACTTTTATATTTCTACGGAGCGTGGTGTGCTTGAGGAGGGGGAATTACCTTTCGGCATATACCCAATTGTATGGCGCGGGTTTGAAGAGTATGCAAGTAATCCCCGTGGATATTCAATCATTAAGGTAGCGCGTCCGTTTCAAGCCGAGATCAATCGCGCAAGTTCCCAGCAAGCCCAGCATCAAATTCAAGTTGGCGACGACAAGATTCTTTACCAGAGTGGTACGAAGCTTGCGCCTGGGGCATTACTCCCAGGGGTACGTGGTTTAACTTATCAAGGGGCAGCGCCTCAGATTCTTCCTGGGCGGGATGGTAGTCAGTTCACTCAGTATATTTCTCAGAACATTGCGGAGCTTTATCAGGCGTGTATGCTTGAGGAGGTAAATTCGGACAAAGATTCTGGGCAATTAGACGCATATACACAGCTTTTCAAGAGTGCAAGTCAGCAGCAAAAATTTGCAAAATATACAGAGAAGTTTGAGAGTTTTTTAAAAGAGGTATGTTTTATATTTTTAGAGCTTGCAAAGCATTACTTGCCTGACAATGCCCTTATTCAGGCGGTGGGTAAGAGTGAAGCGATTAATATTCCAGAGTTCCGAAGAACTACTCCGCTCTCATATTCTATTCGTTTAGAGGAGCAGTCAGAGGCGATAGATTCGAAGCTTGGTAGGCAAGTGGCATTGAATCATGTGCTTCAGTATGTTGGGAATCAGCTAGATCCGAAGCAAATCGGGCTAGTTTTAAAGGAAATGCCATTTTTAAATAACAAAACTTTATTTAAGCGGCTGACGGTTGATTATGACAACTGTGAGAATGACATGCTTTCACTTGAAAGAGGGACATTTCCACATATTTCTCTCTATGCGGACAACAAAGTGTATGTGGATATGCTTACGAACCGTATGAAGCAGGCAGATTTTATTAATTTGAACCCACAGATTCAGCAAATGTACGATCAATATTTACAAATGCATGAGAGCGAGCTTCAGCGAAAGCTAGAGGCAGAGAAAGCTTTGCAAAAAGATTTTATCCCCAGTGGAGGGGCGCTCATTACTTGCATGATGCAGGTAAAAGATCCTTCAAAACCAGGAAAAACGCAGCAAGTGCGGCTGCCGTATGAGGCTTTATTTTGGTTAATTAATAGGCTTGAGGCGCAGGGAAGCAGTCTTGAGACGTTACAAAACACAAATCCCCAGGTAACGGCGGATTTGGCTAACAGTATGCAAAGCCAGAAAGTTTTGCAAGCGCAGCAACAGCAAATGGTGCAGAACGCGCCACAAATGGCAATGGATATGCCTCTTCAGACTATGCAATAACAAGTAGCGCGGAAATGCTACAGAAGGAGACAAAATGTCAGAAGAAGTAGAACAAGTAAGCAATACAGAAGTAGTAAATACCTCTACGGAGAGTTCTGCGGCGGAAGTTACGCCTCCGACAGATGAAAGAGGTGGTACAAAAGTGGAGGCTCAGGCGGTTTCCTCGTGGACGCCTAATTATAAGTATAAAGTTAAGGATAAAGAGCTTGAGTTTGACGAGGATATTCGTCCGTTAATCACTAAAAAAGAGCAAGAGGATAAACTTCGTGATTTATATTCGCGAGCTTACGGATTGGATGAGGTTAAGGCTGATCGGCAGAGTTTAAAAGAGAAAAACGCTGAAATTTCCCAAAAATATGAGGGTATTACTAAAAGTCTTAAGACTTTAGGGGAATTTGTTAAGAAGCGTGATTACAGAACATTTTTTGAGTCGTTAGAGATTCCAAAAGAACAAATTATACAGTTTGCACTAGATGAATTGAAATATTTGGAGCTTCCGGAAGAGGAGCAACAAAGAATTGAGGCTGAGCGCGATATGCAGGCGCGTTTAGCGCAATACGAGGAGCAAACTACAACATTACAACAACAGCAAGCACAGCTTGTGGCACAGCAAGTGAATAGGGAGCTTTCTTACGAGCTAGAAAGGCCGGAAGTTGCGCAGATGATACAGGCTTTCGATACGCGGGTTGGAAAACCTGGAGCGTTTCGAGAGGAAGTATTGAAGCGCGGAGCTTACTATGAGGCTATCCACAAGCAATCACCACCTACGAAACAGGTGATTGATGAGGTCATGCAGTTGGTTGGTAATCAGATGGGCGGTATAGAATCTGCTCATGCGGCTGTTAATTCCCCTGGAACAGCGGCAAAAAAACCAGTGATCCCAAGTTTTAGCGGTGCAAGCGGTGCAAGTCCTACTCGAAAAGTACCGACTTCCGTTGAAGATTTGCGCAAAATGCGGGCAGCAATGGTTGCACAACAGGGGTAAACTTAATTTTTAGGAGAATTATAAAATGAGTACATCTAGGACGTTCCAGGCAATGCTCAATGAGTACTTGCCGAACAAAATGCTTAAAGAGGAATTGATTAAACGTGACTGGCTTTTAACCAATATGGATAAAGATGACGGATGGTACGGTGGAAAATTGATCGTTCCATTCAAAGCTGCGGGTGCAAGCTCCATTCGTATGGGTGCTTTGACTGCGCAAGGGGATATTGCAGAAGATGTGTATGTTCGCGGATCTATCGATGATTACAAAGAATGCTGGGGCTCGATGGTATTTAACGAGCGTGATTTAGTAGATCATTCTGGTAAAATTACCGACGACACATTTTTGAAAATCCTCCCTGATTCAGTTGATGATTTCATGGATGTCATGAAGATGACGACATCTGTTCAATTAGGAACAGGCCCTCACTTCGCGACAGTTACGGATGACACGAATGCCGCGACAGGTGTTCTTGAAATTGACCATATTGACCGCGTGCAATTAGGTCAAAAAGTTACGCTTATTGATGGTAATACTGCGGCAGCGGATTATTATGTAACTGCTATTGATGTAAACGCTGGACCAAATGGTCTCGGTGAAATTACGCTTTCCGCAACTCGTGGTGGTGTTGCTGCTAACGTGTCGGCGTACTCAGTGGCACAGACTGCGCGTCTTTATACAGATGATGCAGATACATCGGCATTCACGTCACTTCGTTCTGTTTTGTTGTCGGCTGCCAATGGTGGTTCGGCTACAGTTCACGGAGTTTCGAAACTTTTATATCCATTTCTTCAAGCGGTTAACGTAGATGGTTCCACAATCACTGCGGCTAACATTCTTTCGAAGTTAATGGATGCGTATACAGAAGTTCGACGAAAAGCAAAGGGTCGCGCAGATCGCTTTGTCATGAGCTATAAGAACTTTGGTTCTGTTCTTAAAGCAATTGAAGATAAAGCAAACGGAGCGGCTAACTGGCAGATTTCTGTTACAGGAAAAACAGCTAGTATTTATGGCTGGGATGAAATTACTATTAACACTGTAAAAGGTGCGCTGACTGTGGTTGGTGTTCAAGAGTGGGATGACGATATTATCATGCTTTTGGATATGAAAGCCATGATCTTCCGTTCTAATGGTTTCTTCTCGAAGAGAAAAAATCCAAGCACAAAATCAGAATACTTCGAGGTTCGTTCGACAACTGGGTATCAATATATCGTTGATATTCGGCTATTCGGTGAGCTTGAAGTTAACAAACCTGGTCATTGTGGGATTATTTACGGTATTAGCTACTAATTTTAGTGGGGGCCTCTTGGCCCCCCTTTTCTTTAAGAGGTAAAAATGGCGTTAGATAATGACAAGGTAAAAACCAAAACGGAACTTTTTGCCTCTCAAAGAGAAGAGCAGGTTAAGCAGCATATTGTATATGATCTTCAAGATCGGCCTGTTTTTGTATTTACAATGCATATTAGCGGGGTCGCGGGAGATCCTTGCTCTGTAACTGAGTATGTGTATCGCAACGGGACATCTACACAAGTAGTAGCAAGGCAGGAGCGGGTAGGAGTTTGGGGTGCAACATGGGACTCTGCTTTTACATATGACCCAACAGTGACTTATGATCCAGATGGGGATGGAGTGCTATAATGATTTTTGAAAAACAGCGGTGGGAAGTCTGGAATATGACTCAGCATCCGTACAAGCATTCCTTGGCGGAGTTTTCCTTTTCTAATCCGGCTCTTCCAGGTGTTACAAATGTTGAGTCAGCGATCAACTGGTTGGTTGCGGTTTTATACCCCAATGCAAAAGCGAATGTGGCGACAGTAGCGGCACTTCCTCCTGGGGGCAATACCTTAAATGATTATCGAGTTGTTTTGGATGACGGGGATGGAAATCCTGCTGGCTATAGATGGGAACAACGAGAGGGAGAAGCTGTACCTAGTTGGCATAAAGTTTTTGATTTTGATTGGTCCACAGACGCCATACTTGCTGCGCTTATGGACGTTACGCAAGACGTGTATGTGTATCAAAAAGGTAAAACAGATTTAGATGATACAGGTACGCCTATTGTCGGGGTATTTTCCGGACAAAGGATTTGGGGCGGAAATTTAGCAGGACAGAATCTAACGCTTGACGCGAACAGTGCCGATAACACGGGATATGTTCAAGTTAATAATAATTTTAGACCTGTTCTTGATAATACTTTTGACCTCGCTACTGCACTTGAGAGGTTCGCGGATGGCTACTTCGCAGGTACTGTTTCTATTGGTACTCTTGCTTTATCTAGCGGCTCAATTTCTGATACATCTGGATCAATATCTTTCGCTGACGAAAATTTAAGTACCACTGGAAATATCACAGGCGCGGTTATCACAGGGTCTTCTCTTGTTGCTGACGATACAGTTGATACAATTACAATAGTTCCCGGCTTAATAACAGACACCACGGGAACAATTAGCTTCGGAAGCGCTAACCTTGTGACCACTGGAGTTGCGCAGTCGGATACTTATACTGTAACAGACGGAGTAGATGCTCTAGTTTTAGAGCCTAATAATCTAGGTACTTCCTATATAACGTCTAGTCTAGGCACGATTAATTTTGACGATGAAAATTTAATTACAACGGGAACATTAACTGTCGGTGCAATTACTACGGATAGCCTAACGGTAGACGATATTTTTGTTGATGGAAATTCAATTAGCATTTTGACGTTAAATACTAATTTGAATTTAGCGGCAAATGGTACCGGCGTGATTGCTCTGGGTAGCGATCTTAATGGTGGCGCGAATGATTTTACTAATTTTGCAAACGGTACGATCACTACGCAACTTACGGCTGGTAATGTTGTTCTTTCTACTGGAATTGATACGATTGCAGGGGATTTAACGCTTGATTCATTTACAGGGGATATTCTTTTAAATGGCGCCGCAGGTTCGCTTTCTTCTAATATTGATAATACTTATGATCTTGGTACACTGCTCAAGCGTTTTGCTGACCTGTTCTTAGCAGGAGATATTTCCGACGGCGTAAATAATATTGCGATAGGAACGCTTCTAGCATTTAGGAGTGGAATTTGGCGCGATCTTGCGCAGACAGTTCCGGCGCAAGCTGGAGATACTTTATTTTGGGATTCAGTTAACGGCGTATGGCTTGCAGATCATCCAGATACGGAGATCACACACAATCAAATAACAGGTCTTACCATCGGTGATGCAGGCCATACGCAGTTTGTTATGCTTTCAGGTCGAGCAGGCGGCCAGATTGTACAGGGTGGAACAGCGGCGAGCGAAGATTTAATTCTAGAGTCAACATCTCACGCGACAAAAGGATATGTTTTTACCAGGGATGTTTTTGCTCCAGAGACTAGTGCAAGTTACGCGGCAGGATGGTCTGGAACCGATCTTGGCGATGCTACTCATTATTTTAGAGATATATATTCAAGAGGAGAATTTAGAGGGCTTCGCCTAGAGAATTTCACCACTGGCACACTTCCGGCTGCGAGTGTTCAAAATATTGGTCGTGCAGTTTGGACTACTGACGAGGACCGAGTTTATATCGATACAGGAACATCATATAAGCCGATGACAATTGGGAAATATGAGGCCGATACTGTATGGGACGGAGTAATTACATTGTTAAATGTAAACGTGAGCGCTGAGATTATTGATGCAAGAGATGCTTTATGGCAGCTTAAGGATAACGCCAATAATTTCGAAGTCATGGGAGTTACTATCTTGGCTACGAGTGCGACAAATGTTCGAATAACATCAAACATCCCGCTACCAGCGGGTAGTTACAGACTAGTAGGAGTTGAGTGATGAAGGTTTATAGTCAGCTTGAAAAAGCGCAGGCGGAAAATGTTACAAGTGACACGGCATCAGAACCTAAGGGAATGCTAAAGTATCGTACAGATTTAAACGTCCTGAAAGTAAGCGATGGTGCTACCTATAAAGAAATGTTGGATACCGATACGGCACAAACGCTCACGAACAAAACTTTTGGCGATGCGATTACGAATACGCAAGTCGCAACTCCGGCAAATCCTGCTGCGGGAAAAAATAAACTATATTTTAAAGCAGATGATAATTTATATACACTTGATTCGAGTGGAAATGAGACGCAAGTAGGTGGAGTTGTAGCGTCAATTGGAATGGGTGCGAGCGGTGTTTCATTTAAGTCTTCCAACTATACGATAGTCAATGGAGATAAAGGCGTAGTTTTTACTATAGATTCTAGCGGGGGTGCATTTAACCTCACTTTACCTACGCCATCGGCGGGGTTTATTTTTACAGTAAAAGACGGGGCGGGATTTTTATCTACTAATCCTGTAACAATAGTTAGAACTTCTGGTGAGACCATTGAAGGATTAGCCACAGATTATATTTGCGAGGGAGATTTTAATTCTTACACATTTATCTGTGACAGCACTGATTGGTATTTGGTTTAAGGAGATAAAATGAAAACAGTAAAAGTATTTAACGCTACAAATACAACATGGCCTGTTCCAGCGGGAGTAACAAAGGCTAAAGCTATAATCGTCGGTGGCGGCGGCGGCGGCGGTGGCGGTGGAGCGGGTACAACGCTTTTTACATCCTGTGGTGGCGGTGGCGGCGGCGGCGGACAAGTCGTTGAAGTTGAGCTTTTACTTACTCCAGGGGAACTTTTAAATATTCAAGTAGGTAGCGGTGGATCAGCAGGAGTAGGAAATAGCGGTGTAAGCGGTACAGCAGGGGGTACTGGAGGAGATTCATCGATTACAACCACGCTGCACTCAGTATCCGCAAAAGGTGGGGTAGGAGGAGCAGGAGGATTAGTTGGTCAAACTGGCTCGCAAGCAGGCGGTAACGGCGGCAATGGAGGGGGATATTTTGACAACGGAATTGGGGGAACTGGTGTTGCGACTGCCGCAGGAAATGCTGGGACATATAATGGAGGATCTGGAGCTGGTGGAGCAGGTGCTGGAGATAGTAATAGTGCAAGTGGCGGAGCAGGTTCTAAAAGTTTACGTGCAAGCGGAGGCGCTGCCGGAGCAGTATCGGGAGGACCCAGCGGGGGAGGTGGCGGCGCGAGTTGGGGCGCGGGAGGAGCAGGCGGAGTCGGGCTTGCCGCTGGAGTTAATGGCACTGGTAGCGGTGTGACAGCGGTAAACAATTCCGGAGGCGGTGGCGGCGGCGGGGGAGGAAAAAGTACATCTGCGGGGGCATATACGCAAGGTGGAGCAGGCGGATCTGGTAAGGTTATTTTAATTTTTTAAGGAGACGTTATGGAGACAATATATGCATTAATAAAAGATGGGGTAGTAGTGAACACAATCGTAGCAGATGCGGATAATATCGCAGTTATATCTTCCTTATGGGATTATTGTATCGACATTACTAATTTAACCCCTAGACCATCCGTAAATTGGCTTTATGACGGCGAAACATTTACGCAACAATAGGAGTAATAAATGACTGAAATAATTATAGGTTTTCTAAACACAAATCCTCATTTCGCGGTGTTATTCACATTAATTTCAGTAAGCCGAACAGTTTTCAAACCGGCTTGCTCTTTAATCCAGCTCTATGTCGATGCTACACCGACGAAAAAGGATAACGAAGTATGGAATAAAATAAAAGAAAAGAAAAGTTTTAAGGCAGCGGCTTATGCTATTGATTATTTTCTATCAATAAAGCTGCCGAAGTAATGAAATGGCAATTTTTTCTACCCAATCTCAGGCGAGGTTAAGAGAGTGTCATGAGAAGTTACAACTTTTATTTCGTGAAGTTGTAAAGCACTATGATTGCACAATTCTATGCGGCCACCGCAATGAAGCGGATCAAAAAGAAGCTCTTAGGGCAGGAAGATCAAAACTAGACTGGCCCAAATCTAAGCACAATTCTATGCCATCATTAGCAGTTGATGCGGTACCATATCCTATAGATTGGAATGACATTAAGAGATTTTACCATTTTGCGGGGTTTGTTATGGGCTTGGCAAAAGTAATGGGAATTCACATTCGTTGGGGCGGAGATTTTAACTCTGATCTTAATTTTAAAAACGATAATTTTATCGATCTTCCCCATTTTGAGTTAGTTGAGGAGAAACACAATGCAGACATTAAGTAATGGTTATAAGCTTCCAGAAACAGGAGATTTAGGAGATGTCTGGTTTCCTGCACTTGAAGATAATATTCAGCGAGTTAACGATCATACGCATAATGGTACTGATTCTGAACCGCTTGAAAGCACTAGCATCGTTGCAGCGTCTGTATCGGTATCTGCGGGGAGCTTTACCAATCAGGGAAATGGATACTGGAGAGCAACAGTAACTGTTCCAAATGGAGGACTCGTGGACAACCATGTGGTGGTATGTAAAGACCCGACGACAAAGGATCAAATTTACTTGCGCGTTGAAAAACTAAGCATCAGTCAAGTTTATATATACACAAATTATGTGCAAAATATTGAGGTATTTTTTTCGTGATGGAAACAAATCCGCTTGAAGTTATAGATTTCTCTCACGGTATAACTGACTTTTATATCGATGGTACTCCTCAAGCCGGACAGAACTTCGACAATTTTTTTATTGATAGCAACAGGAAGATTTTTACACGCTGGGGGTCAGAAGTTGTTAATGACCAACTTCCTCTCGGGCTATTTCGCATAAACAAACTGGCAGCACTTGGGGATGACTTCATAGCTTTTCAATATAAGCGAGGTTATTTTGATGACGGTGGGACATGGACCGAAATTGTAGGGCCATTATTAGGGCCGTTATTAAAGGCGGGGGATCAAAATTCAGTCATTACAGATTCAGAGTGGCGCGGGCATCTTTTTATTTCTAGCGAAGATTTCTCTTCGGTTCAAAAAGTATATAAAGACAGCAATGGTGATTGGCAGGTAAGAAATGCGGGCCTTCCTTACATTAGCTCTGGGTATTCTATAACGAATCCTCCGGGGGCAGGATTTACGTATTTATACGCGATAGTTCTTAAATTTTCTTACACAGTGGGAACATTAACATTTACAGATAGAAGCACGCCACATTATTACGCTACGACTATAACGGGCGGAGAAATAGGTCTTAATACGGCCATAATTAATTTACCGACTACTTATCCGTCTTCAGAAAACTGGGACACAGCAAATTGGAAATTTGAGATATACCGCACAGCGAATAATGGTACGGAGTTTTACTATGTAAATGAAGTTCCTTTTGGAACGGGTAGTTACAATGATAATAATACAGATAATACTATTTCAACTAACGAGGTTCTTTACACGACTGGAGACGTTGCCGCAAATGACAAGCCTCCTTTATGTAAGTATGTTCACTGCGTTAACAATTATGGGTATTATGCTCATGTTAAATCCGGCACTGAGATTGAACCTACTTTGTTATTACAGAGTAAGTTCAGTGATCCGGACTCTGTTCCCTCGTCCTTCTTCGTTAATACAGAGCAACCAATTAGAGGACTTAGTTCAATTTTTGATCGTGTTATTGTATTTTGCGATGAGTATATTTATCGTATTGATAATTACTTTACTGATGATGGCGATGGCGGCATATTCCTTAGGCGCATTGATGACAAAGCTGGGTGTATAAGCGCGAACAGTATTGTACGAACACATCTTGGAATTTTCTGGGCGGGTGTACAGGGATTCTATTGGTCTGATGGATTCCAGGTTGCACTTATAAGCGAACACCTTCCCAACACCTATAAAAAGATTACGCGAAATGCTACCGCCAAGAAAAATATAGTAGGTACTTATGAGCCTGTTAGCCAAAGAGTTTTTTGGACCGTATCAAAAGATGAAGGTGCGGGAGAGGGCGATAGCATTTATGTTCTAGACTTGAAATTTCCTTTTACACCGAGCGGAGAAAAGCGTGGTGGTACTTTTACAACTATGTCCGGCGGGAATACTCCAAGCAATTTTCAGCCCACGCAAGTTTTACGTGTAGGAAATTATGTCTATAGAGGAGATGCTAGGGGTTACTTATTTAGACACAGAGAGGATAAATATACCGATCCGCGTGTAGATATAAATACAGCTTCAAATACATGGGAAATATCAACTATAATTCATAGATATGCGTCTAGTTTTTTAGATTTTGGTACTAAGTTTTATAGGAAATTTGTACCTAGGATTTTAATTTCAGCAGCAAATACGACAAATCTATCACTTGCTATCTCATCTTCTAATGATAATAACCGGGTTGTAGGAGAGTTAAAACCGATTAGGTATACATCTAATATTGTTTGGGGCGATCCATTACCCTTATGGGGAGATGCGGATGCTTTGTGGAATAGACAAGGGTTAATTGAAGAATGGCGAAGATTTCCAGCAGGGGGATTACGTTGTAACTATAAGCAAGTTATATTTACTAACGCAAAATCTATACTTTTTACGAGCGCATTATTAGGGACGGTTAATGTTGATGCGATAAACAAAACTGCAACCCTTGGTGGTAGCTTCCAATTTCCTGAAGATATTGTAGATTATTTTATAAAGTTCGAAAACGATGGCTATACCAGAGAGTTTAGAATAGCTCAGGCTACAGCAACTACTATAGTATATGAAGATAGTTTGGACCAAGGTCCCAGTGTTTCGGCCCTCTATAATTTTACTATAGTAGGATATCCCAAAAGGGAAGTTCTATATTTAAATGGGTATGTTATCCATTGGGCCTTAATTTCTAAATCTCATACACCTTTTTCATCGAGTTCATTAGGGAGTAATCCTACATGAACCCTAGGCTAAAGCGGTTAGATTTATTATTAAATGAGGTTAAAGACCCTTATGCGCAAGAAAATTTTTGGCGGATAAAACTATTTCTAGAATCTTTCTTACCTTCTATTCAAGACGCGGTGGGGAATGTTACCAAAATTACAAATATTATTAATAAGGGGGAGGAAACAGTGGCGGGAACACCATACTTCACATCTAACCCGACGCTAACTACTCCTGGAAATAACCAAACTTTAATTAGTGTAGTTGTTCCTGCGGGTATAGTTAGAAATTTGTCTCAAGTTGTTACAATATGTAGGCAAGAATCTACAGGAGATATTTATAGTGGAGCAACACTTATAGGGAGTTTCCAGACTAGTCCTGCAACACCATTGGCGTGTTTTCGCTGGGACCCTAATTATCCTGTTGCCGCAGGTACTACAATAAAAATAGATTTTAGAGCAAGGACAGGAAGTCCGATAGTTAGTGTCGATTGTCACTTACAGGCAATCGATCAAACTACCTAACATAAAGGAGTAAGAAATGAGTTTAGCGAATGACAAACGCGAGTCATTCCCAACGCTAGAGGATGCGAGTGGGGAAGGTTCGGCGTTAAGCCAGATGCAGCAGGGTGATTCACCTGTGCTGAAAAATGGTGCGATTGGTTTTGCATTTCGTGACAGTGCAGGCAACGTGGTGCTCCCACAATTGTTGCCTACTGGCGCTGTTCCAGTAGATCAAGGTGCGCCTGGCACTCCGATCATGGACCGAGATGAAAACGCAGGAAGTCTAACACCTGTTGACGTTGCATCGTTAACATTAACAGCATCAGAAACTTACTGTGACGTTGCAGCAATTGTTTCTTGTTTTCAGGAAACATTGTTTGAGCTTGTTCAAGTGAACAATGCGACAACAACAGTTCTTGCCGACATTCTAGTTGGTCCTGGTCAATACACATTCAAACTCGATTACGAGGATTGTGTTGCTGCTGGTGCTACTGGAACGCAAGTGCTCAAAATCAGAGGTACAAATTTTAAGAAAACATCAACAATGCGCGCAACTCTTCGTGCGACAGAAGTTGCGTAATTTAACAATTAATTAGGGGAGAATTATTTTATGGCATACAAAATTCAAGTAGTAAGTTCAGATGTTACTGTTTTTTCAAAACGAGGTACAATTAAACAAAAATTACCAGCAGGGCAAACTGTACAA